GATTGGACAACCTTAATGTTAACACCCTTTGACAGTAAACGAGTGGCACATGTGTGGCGACAGGTGTAGAAGACGAACTTGTTGAGTAGCTCCGGCTCTTTACGTCGCAGTCGCGCCCACTCCCTTGTGATCCGATACAAACTGTATCGCTTCCACTCCCCAACCGTCTCAAGGGCCTCCAGTGCCTTCCTTGTCAACGGGATGGTCCTTGGCTCCCCATTCTTCGTCTTTAAAATATCAACGACCGGCCCAACGATGGAGTCCTTGCGAATTAGCCGTGAAGATAGGCCCAACGATTCCGAAGGGCGAAGACCAGTCTCAATCGACCAGACAAAGAACGCTCGGAACCCAGCGTCGTCAATAAGCGTCTCGATGCGCTCTTGATCCTCCTCCGAGAAGAACCCAATCCTTGCGTCCGATGGTTGCTTTAAACGAGGCACCTTGAACCCAAGGGTGTGCATCCCTCTCTCCCGTGTGAAGTCCAAGCACGTCTTCAGTGTTTGTAGCTTGCTATTTATTGTCGAAGGCTTGTTGCCCTTCTTCACCTCCGAACGGATGACCGTATCAATAACATCCAGCTTGAGACCCCTTGTTGTTTTTGGGAGCTTGTTAAGCCAGAAGGCAATGTTCCTTTTCTCAACCTCCATCCGTGCCTTACCGGCCCAACGATTTATAAAGGTGATCTCAAACAGCTCTTGCATTGTTTTTGCAGTCATGCCCAACGATTAAAGGAAAACTTTCCATGTGGCAAGATGTTTTTTCATGAAGGGAATAGTTTTCCTTGGAAACCCCTGGTGAATGATGGGTGAATCATGCCAAATACGCCACGAAATCATGCCAAATCTGGCACAATAGACACAAAGAAGCGCCACAAGGGAAAAACCAAGTGGCGCTTGTTGTTATTTTGTCTGGCTTAACAGGAGCCAAGCGATACACGCCGAAAGGAGCGAGAACGCGAGCCAGAAAAGCTCTTCAATAACATTTCTCACGCTGGCTTCCCTTCCACCACAAACCCGCTTTCGTCTTTCTTAGCGCGTCCCTTCTCGACAAGTCCAATCACCTTTGATTTCCCGTCTAAGAAACGCAAGTCGCTTTCGTCCCCATTAATCACCTTGAAACCTTGCCACGTTTTCGGGAGTTCTCCTCGAAAGACGACAGCAACATTCCCACCAGACGCTAAAAACGCTTTCGAGTGTGAGTCATCACGCTTCTTTTCACTCCTGGAATACGTCAAATGGTAGTTAGGCGGGAGATTTCCCGTCAAATAGCTCATCATCCGGCGCTTTCCCTTCGTGTAATCATAAAACTGAGCTTCCGGGAACTCTTCGAAGATGCCAGTGCCTTCCCATTCAAAATCTGAAGTGAGATTGAGACGAAAGCAAGGCACAAGACCTTTTCGTTCACTGGATACTAAAGCGGACCGTATCTCTTTACGCAATTGAGAAAGAAAACCCTCTCTATCTTTGAAAAGAAATTGAGTCTTTGTGATCCTCGCTCGTTGGACGTTAGACATAACACCACGCCCGGCCGTATCGAGGCAAGCACTAGCGCAACCTTTGGAAGCCCATTTGCAAACACTGAAGCCCGACTTGTTGAAAGGTGAAAGGTGAATTCCGTAAGTTCGAAAGCCGACCTTCTCCCCTTTGATTGTTTTTGCGTTTCCTTTGTTTAGAAGTTTCACAGTAGTCCTTATGGTTAAAGGTTTTCAAGGTCAAGAAATGCCTGTTTCAGCTTGGCTACCTTATCAAGTAACCATCCTTCGAAGTAGGGCGCTTGTCGTGCTAGTTTTTCCTCGAACAGTTCCAAGGTTTCGCGCAACGATCCTTCATCAGTATCAAAGCCGAAAACATCGGATAAGTAGTCATCCCTGGTTTTCTGATGGGCGGTATCGATTAGCGTTTTTAGCCCTTGGAAGGCGATTCTCTCCACTTTGGAGCTTGTCTTTGGTATTGTTATTTTTGTCATAGTTTACTTTGTTTTGGTTGTTTGTGGAAAACTTTGCTCCCACCGGCGTGAGAGAATCGAGAATGGCAGGCCTTGCGTGATATCACGATGAAGGGCGTGAATGTATAACACTCTACTAACGGCACTAGGAAGCGCTTCAAAAGCCTCCCGACTTACGCGAATATCACTCTCGATATCCCTAGAGTTTCGAAGGCGAAAGATGAACGTGCCTTGGTCTTTGGTTGTTTTTGGTTTCATAGCTTTGAGAAGGAGCTTATTCATTAACTCCAAAGAATCCCCTCCCGCTTGTAACACGGAAGGGAACTCGAGGAATTAACGCGTAGGACTCTCTCTTTCCGGCAAGGGTTCTTTGCCTTTGTTTAAAGCGTAGACATGGCGATGAATATAGTTCCGTAAGCGAGTTAAGGAAAGCGCCAGTTCTCTTCTCTCTTCTACCGCTTGCGCGAAGGCTTCCACGCCAAGAGGGTAATAGTCTCGAGGATGAAAGGTGAGTTCATTCATGGCTTGCTCGGCTTTGCTTAACGCAAGATACAAATCAGCGTATTCTCTGCGCAATGTCGTTTCGCCGGTGCCGTTCAGGTGAACGATTGGCAGGGTAATTAGATTCAGGTTCATCCTGTTCTTAGTTATGGTTGTTAATTCCCATTCTCCTTCTTCTTTGCCTGTCACGCCTAGCGCGTCGCCTTAGAGAAGCTCTATGCAACGCGCAGTCGATAAGTATGTAAATCCCTACGCCATTCAATAAGAGAACGCCAAGAATTAGCATGAAGTCGGGACCGTTTAAGCCTGTTAATACATTCATCCGTTTAAGCTTTTTGGATGGTTATGGATGCCGAAAGACTTGAGACGTTAACAAATTCGCCCGTCGTCGCATTTAATGACGTAGAGAGTTTGTCTGTGTTTGTGTCAATTATCGGTCTGGCGCTGGTTCCTGCGACCTTTCGCGCTCCGTTCGGATCTTTCGCGTAAATAACAACTCCATCCAAGTAAGCAACCATGAAACGATCTCCAGCCTTCCAGCCTTTCGCGCTCAGGATCTTGCCCTCAAGCCATAATCGAGTTTTTCCGCGGTTGGCTCCTAGTTTGCGCGAAGCTGCTTTAGGTGTTTCGGTCTCATTTAGAGCGGCCGCACGTTCGAAACGGTCCCGCCCTGCTATCCAAGCGGATCTCTCTGCGGAGGTAATCGAGTCTTTGTTGATTTTAACTAATGTCTTTTTCATTCTGTGGTTTTTGTTTTTGGTTAATGTTAATGGAGGATTACGCGAGGCAATGGTGCGAGACGTAAATCTCTCCTTAGCTCGCTATCGGCGGAGGTAATAGATTCACGGAATCCCGCTTGAGAGACGTAATCCGTCCCGCCCTCGCACCATTCATCTCGGAGGGACGCAGTGGAAAACGCATGGTAGGTAACTCCATATCTCCCGCCGGTATTCGCGCACGTTGCACGGCCGTTAGACCATTCCATGCCATAAGATCTCCGCTCTTTCGCGGAGGTTGCTGTTTTTGTCATTATCATTCTGTTTTTGTGTTTTGGTTAGTGATCGTTGTTCTAGGTCATGTGACCGATTAGGAAAGGAGAGTCTTGATCGGCTCAATAACAAGCTCCGAGAAAATCGTAGCGACCATGACAGCCATCGCGCCGATGAAGACAACGCCAAGCGCCGATAGGAGAAACACGATTCCCGCAAGGAGTGACGAGCTTTCCATGATGCCAGCGTAGTAAAGTGCCGCGAGGAATGGAAAGGCTAAGGCCCATGTGACACAAGTTAAGGTCAGTAGTGACTCGGCTTTCGCGATGCTTTTTAGCTCCTTCGCGAAAAGCTCAGCCTTTCGTTGGGCTATGAGTTGAAGATAGGAAGTAGCGGCGGTATGGGTTTCGTTGTCGTTTTTCATAAGCTTGCTTCCCTTATACCTGTGGTTTCTCGTGTGTCGATCAAAAACATTCGCTTTATTTCGTGTTCCCTCCCTCGGTTGTCTCTCCCGTCCTCCCTCGGTTGTCCTCTTTGGTTGTCCTCTTTGGTTGTCCTCTTTGGTTGTCCTCTTTGGTTGTCCTCTTTGGTTGTCCTCTTTGGTTGTCCTCTTTGGTTGTCCTCTTTGGTTGTCCTCTTTGGTTGTCCTCTTTGGTTGTCCTCTTTGGTTGTCTCGATAAAAATAAAGGGGGGCCTCACAAAAAAAACACACTTAAAAGGCTTGTGTTTACTATGTAACTACCAACCTGGAGGTGATTACAATGTGAATACAATAACATTCCTCCTTAGCATTCTAAAAGACATTCCTAATGTCATTCGTTCTCACTATTAATAAGGGAGTTGCCAGTAATAACACCCCCTCCCTCTTATAATAAGCGAAAAAAGAGCGCAAGTTTTAGAAATAGGAGGGGACTCGGGGGTAAAACCGGATCGGCGATCTACATAATACCCCAACGCATTTTTGTAACTAACGCCTACAGCCTATCATCCTCTCCGAACTCACAGGACTCCTCGTGGATTAGCTGAATAATCTCGGCATGTTCGATGGTTCCTCGAAGTTTCTGCTGGATAGTTGGGAGCATCCCGAGACCAGCGTAGGGATTCGAGGAGGTCACCTTGATGTTACTGGTGTCGGTGTGGGTGACAGCTACAATAACATCATCGAAGTGTTCCTGTAGGACAGCTAAGGCATGGTCGAGTTGCTCGAGGGAAGCCTGTGGGATCTCTTGGTGGATGTAGGAGTTACGTTGCATTCAACACTGCTGGGTTGTCTCTCTCTCTCTTTAATTAATCATTAATAACTACTCTTATGGTAATCCTTAGACTTCCTAAGATCTCTCTTATTCTAAGACTCTCTAAGATTCCCTAAGATATTATTATTAATTGTTATTTATTAATCCTAAGAGAATTCACCTTCGGGGTATCCTAAGAGAGAGCTTATTCATCCTGACCTACTATGGGTGTTATTTGTAAAGGGTTGTTATTCAGTCACTTAGGGCGATGTGAAAAACATTCGTTAATCCCAGTGGCGATGGTTTTTGCCAGGAGTTGTTTCCCTTGAGTGGTTTTGAACAATTGCCATTCTTGTTCGTTGCTGCCAAAGAAGGGTTCAAGGATGACACAGGGGGCTTTGAGGGACCTAAGGAACCTAGCGCCCCGTTGGGAGGAGGTAAGGATGGCTTTGGCTCCACGGTTGTTTCGTCGTGGAAAAGAGTCCTCCATGGCAGACATGAAGGAGAAGGCGGCACTTTTGCCCTGTTTGGAGTTGTGCCAGTAGAGGGCTTCGTATCCGTTGGCTTGAGGGTTGCTGAAGGAGTTGAAGTGGAGTTCGACGACTAGCTCGGGATTGAGGGGGTCCACCTCGCGTTTCAGGTTGGTGATGGCGGCGGCGTAGGACGAGCCTTGATATTGGTTGATGATGGTAACATCTATGGACTCGTCGAGATATCGTTTGATGAATTGGGCAAGGGATTGGTTGTAGTCCCACTCGGTGATCAAGTCATCCCAACTCAAGGCACCCTTGTCTCCGGCCCTAGAATGCCCCACAGCAAGCACTAGCCCCCGTTTGCTAGGTCCACTTAGGGGGACAGCCGAAACCCTCTCAGAATCGATCCTAAGGCCACTATCGCGGTATCCTTCAAGAATCCCTATAATTTCGTTAACAGTCTTTATATCCATGTGGTCAATCTGGGTGAGTTGTGGCTTTTGTAGTAGGAGTCCTTGAAGTCTTGAAGTTCTTGGTGGATGGCGTCATCCTTTCGTTCGCTGATCTTTACGTCGGCATCTTGGGCCATCTGTTGGGTCCAATAGGAGACACCCATCGCCAGCGCGTCGAGTCGGTCATCGTGGGTGAGAGCGCCCTTCTCGCGTGTCAGGCGGGATAGCTGGAACATCAACTGGTATTTCAGTTGGCTTTCGAGGGGATACTTCTGGGCGGAGTCGTAGTCGTTCTTGATGACCTTAGGGTCCACGACCAAGCGGTGTTGGTTAAGGACGGGTTCAAGGGTGTCCACGATCCGCTTCTCCTTTTGGATGTTATGTCGGATCTCCTCGATGGTGCAGGGGTAGATCTTTGTGAGGTAAGGCTTAATGATCTCCACAAACATTCCGTCACCGAAGTTGCTTTCAACAAGAATAACATTCACCTTGTTGATCTTAGCCTTCATGGAAAGAACCTTGAGGACCTTTTCGTCGTAGCCACCTTGCATTCCACCGGCATCGGTCACATACAGGTAACCGTTGAGCATCTTCACGACCGCCCAAGAGGTCTCGTCTTTTCCACGGCCGGAGGGGTCAATCGCCAGAACGCTTCCTGTGTAAGGCACGTATTCGCCGATGGTCTTCATTGGGCGAAAGAAGCGATCCCCTGTGAACCCAACATTAGGCACAGTGCTGTCCCAAGCGTTCTCGGGAACTTGCGCCCACACGAGCTTTTCAGGGGCGGTCTCGGTGTCGAGGTCCATGACAATAAGGTCATTGATCTTCAACGGATAACGATCCAAGTCGGACAGCTTAGGGTCCAACATGAACTGCATGGCGAAACCTGACTTACCATAGGAGGCTTCTCGCTCTGCTAGGTCGATCTCAGTGAAGCGAGTGGGTTCGGTGGGTTCTCCGACGTGGTCATCATCCACACAGGAGGCGGAGATGTTACCTTTGTAGACCTTCTCAGACTTTGCTGCGGTGATCTTCTTGGCTGGCCAAATACGCATGTCGTATTCCCGCTCCGTCATCTTGTTGTAGATGCTATCCTCGCATTGAGGAGTTCCAAGGAACAGGATTCGACTGTTGTCTTCGGGCTTAAGGATGGCTTCGAACTCTTTGACTTGCTCGGAAAGCTTGTCACGCATCGACTGTGTGGCCGAGTTGTTCGGGACTTCTACGTCATCAGCAACAATGATGTCAGCACGGGAGCCGGTGAGCTGGGATGTTATACCGAGGGACTTGACTGAGGGAGCGTGGGATGCTTGGGCAGGGCCTACATCAAAGGAGATCTTAGAGAATCGTTGTCGGTCTCCGGGCATCAAGTGAGCAAGGACGGGCATCTCGTGGATCAACCGGAGTGTGAACGTAGAGAAGTCATCGGCTCGGTTCTTTGATGCGGAGACCACCAGGATGTTCTTCTGTGGGTCAAGGAGTAACTGGTGGACGACAAAGGCCGAACAGATCCATGACTTACCGACACCTCGGAATCCTTGGATGACACCTCGTCGTGGTCCGTGTTGCATCCACTCGGCTATCTCATATTGGATAGGAGTGGGAGCAGGAAGCTTCAGGTGGTTCCATGCCATCCAAAGGAAGTTACGGAAGTCCTTAAGCTGTGGGGGAAGGTCACTCATTCATTAACAACTTTATCAGTAGGATCTTCAAAGGGAAGTAAATTGACAAGTGCTTCCAAGGGTGATGCCTGAGTGATACTAGCGGTGATGTTATTATCCTTCAGTAACTGACGGGCAGCGTTTAACAAGGCAGGAGCAGTGTCCCCATTGTTGATCTGGTCAATGAATGTATCGATGAGGAGGTCTTGTAACCCCTCCATCTTTATGCTTCGTGTTTCGTCTTTCATCAGTCGTCGTTAGTTAGTGAATGGTATACTTTAATGAGCATGTAGATCAGAGTCGCTAGGCCCACTGCAATCGCTACAAGGGTGTTTACCTGTTCGAGTGTTATGTTTGCAATCAATCCGGTTATTCCTACTAGGGGTGTGGTGAATGAGGAGTTCATCGTAGTTATGCGCTCAGTTTGCTTCCGAAGACCACGAAGTTAATACTTAAGCCCGATGCGTCGTTTACGTAGGGTTCTAACGTAAAACCAGTAGTTGCTTTTGATACTACCGTAATGGTGTTATTTGAAGCAACAGTGCCAC